GAGGTTCTCCCTGAAGCGAAGAGGAAGGCATGGCTCGAAGGTGACTGGGATTCCTTCATCGGCCAGGTATTCAACGAATGGAGAAATGATTCAGCGCATTACAAGGACAGGTTATGGACTCATGTGATAGATGATTTCGAGATACCGCAGGACTGGAAGATATACAGAGGATATGACCATGGATACAGTAAACCGTTCTCTGTTGGTTGGTTCGCGGTTGACCATGACGGAAGGATATACAGGATCGCTGAGTGGTATGGATGCACCAATGAGCCGAACACAGGACTACAGCTCACCGTACAGGAGATCGCAGAGGGCATAAAGGAGCGAGAAAGAAGCCTTCCGAACCTTAAGGGTAGAAAGGTCTACGGAATCGCGGATCCGGCTATCTGGGGCTCACAGAGCGGCGAGAGCATAGAGGAAATGTTCGAGAAGTGCGGAGTGTACTTCAATAAGGGAGACCACACAAGACTTGCAGGAATCATGCAGTTCCATTATCGCTTATCTTTTAACCAGTACGGTATACCGATGTTTTATTGTTTTAAATCGTGCAGTCAGTTCATCCGGTGTATTCCACTGCTGATATACGATGAGAAGAATGTGGAAGACATTGATACGACCCTTGAAGACCATAACTATGATGAGACGCGGTATGTTTTCATGGAGCATCCGCTTAACCCTGAGAAACTGAAGAAAATTTACACAGAAAAGGATCCTTTACCGCCTATGGATCCGCTGGATCTGATGATAAGACCAGAAAGAAGGAGGAATTAATGGGAGTAAGTATAAACGGGAGACCGGTTTTACCGCAAAATAACGTACCTTTATCCCAAAATGATACATCTTTGGGAGGAATACCGGAAAAAGTAAAGAAAAAAGTGATCGATGAGCTGGCACTTAAGACGGCCAGGGAGACGCTTAACAAGTACATCACCGGTAAAGAGTCCCTGGATAAGAGAATTATCGCAAATGAGGACTGGTACAAGCTCCAGCATTGGAAGAATTTCCACGAAAACAAGCAGGACCGGAAGGAACAGAGCACAAGTGCGTGGCTATTTAACTCCATCCTTAACAAACATGCGGATGCTATGGACAATTTTCCGGCGCCTGTGGTGCTTCCGCGTGAGAAGACAGACGAAGCAACAGCCAAGATGCTATCTTCGGTACTGCCGGTGATCTTTGATAACTGTGATTTCGAGAAGACCTACAGTGATAACTGGTGGGACAAGCTTAAACATGGAGCGTCCTGCTACGGGGTTATGTGGAATCAGGATCTTCTAAACGGACAGGGAGACATTGACATAAGGCCCGTTGACCTGCTGTCTATCTACTGGGAGCCGGGGATACAGGATATACAGGACTCAAAAAACATATTTGTGCTGCAGTTGCAGGACAATGATAGCCTGGAAAGACAGTATCCGGAGCTTGTAGGGAAGCTTAAGTCCAACAATATCGACAAGAAACAATATCATTTTGACGAAAATATCGACACGTCCGACAAGTCTGTAGTTGTTGACTGGTACTACAAGATCCGGGAACAGGGACAGACCTATGTGCATTACGTGAAATATGTCGGAGATACGGTACTTTTCGCCAGCGAGAACGAGGAAGGATACGAGGGCGGTATTTATGATCATGGGAAATATCCGTTTATCATGGATGTTTTGTATCCGGAAAAAGGGACACCGGCAGGGTTCGGACTCATAGATACGGAGAAGGATGCTCAGGAATACATTGACCGTCTGGGGATCGCTATCCTTCTTAATGCCGAAGAGGGTGCGCAGAGACGGTATATGATCAAGGATTCAGCCGGGGTTAACGAAGAGGAGCTGCTGGATCCCCACAAGCGTGCGATACATGTGGCTGGAAGTCCAAACGAAGATAATGTACGGTCCTTTGATACTCCGGTGCTTCCGGGAACATATCTTTCAGTCCTTCAGGATAAGGTAAATGAGCTCAAAGAAACAAGCGCAAACAGGGATTTCAACCAGGGCGGAACATCTTCCGGAGTGACTGCTGCAAGCGCTATCACAGCGCTTCAGGAAGCCGGGAACAAGACATCCAGAGACATTATCAAAGGATCTTACAGAGTTTACAGTGATATCTGCAAGATGGCCATTGAGCTTATACGTCAGTTCTATGACTACAAACGTACCTTCCGTATCACCGGAGAGAACGGGGAACCGGAGTTCGTTGAGATGGACAACACAGGTCTCCAGTCAGGACAGACTTCCATGTATGGTATGGATTTCAAGACAAAGGAACCCATATTTGACGTAGAGCCGCACGCGCAGAAGCAGAATCCTTTTACCACATACTCACAGAACCAGCTCGCGCTGGATTTCTATGACCGTGGTTTCTTCAATCCTCAGCTTGCAGAGCAGGCTCTTCAGTGCCTTGACATGATGGACTTCCAGGGAAAAGAGAAGGTGAGACAGGGGATTCAGAACAATTCGCAGCTCATGCAGCAGCTGCAGCAGGTACAGCAGATAGCAGCTCTCAGTGCACAGGCCCTCGCGGAACATGGTGATCCGAGAGTACTTCAGGCACTACAGCAGATGCAGGGAGCAGGACAAGGAGCAGGATATGACCAAAGTGCAAATCAAACGGTGCCCGTGGAAGGTAGAAATCAGGCTGAAAGGTCACGCGCAGTACAACCCGGGTAATGACATAGTGTGCGCGGCACTCAGCAACACATGCTACATGCTTCTAAATTACCTTCTGGAAGAGGAACCAAGGACGATAGAGCGATACCAGGATGATCCGGGAGACTTCCGGATAGACATTAACCCGGTGGTGGAGCGTGAGTCTCTTAATCCCATACTCAGGATGTTTGAGATAGGGATAAAGCAGATCGCGGATAATTACCCTAAAAACGTATCTTTGGAGGTGCTATATGACGTTATCTGAGATGGTTGCAAAGATAAATCAGTTTAAACCGAGCGAATATGACAAAGACGATATCACAAGATGGATCTCAAGCGTTGAGTATCTTGTGTTTGACCAGGTGATAAGCCACAGTGAGCCGGTATTCCGGCCGCCAAAGGACATGGAGCCTGTGACGGTGATCGCCGGAGAAGACAACTATGTGCCGGACATTGCACCACATATTCCGCCGGAGGAGCCCTTCAAGCCCTATGTTTATGCAGAGGATGCGGAAAGGGAGCTGCTCATTCCGGACATGTACGCGGATGCTTACGTCTACTTTGTTTCAGCAAAGATCGACTTCCAAAACATGGAGATAGACAGGTACAATGCCGAGTCCGTAGCCTTTGAGAATGAATTCCAGGAATACGCAAAGTGGTACAGACGGACACATAAACCGAAGGAGATAAGACATGAGACTTCCTACATTGGACATCCACTTAGACCGGACTCAGAACCTTACTGATACTTTCCGGGGACTCAACCAGAACATAATATGCAATACAAATGAGTGGAGGGACATGAAGAATATCTCTTCAAGGTTCTATCCCGGTATCGGTACCCGGAAGGGGAGAGGTGAAGAAGAGCAGACTTTCACGGATCCTAAAGGTATTTTCTATAAAAACGGGCTCTTTCACATCGACGGCACCAATGCATACTATGACGGGTTGAGTAAATTTACGATCAGTAATAGCGAGAAGACCATCGTGGGTATCGGTGCATACATTTGCGTGTTCCCGGACAAAAAAATGTACAACACTTTCACGGATACCGTGGAAGACATGGAAGCGGTACTCACTCAATCGGCAACATTCGCTCCTTTATCTTCAGGATCTGCTTTCACGAAGATAACCGTAAGCGGAATCGGAAACAGCTTCAGTAAAGGAGATAATGTCAAAATCTCTGAGTGCAGCAACGCAGATTACAACGGTACACACATCATCCAGGAAGCGGATACAAACTACATCGTTATTTCCGGAAGCCTTGATACATCTTTTACAGACAGCTCTGTTAAGTTTGAAAGACTGGTTCCGGACATGGACTTTGTTTGTGAGCGTGATAACCGCTTATGGGGATGCTCAAGCGCTAATCATGAAGTGTACTGCTGCAAGGTTGGAGATCCTAAGAACTGGTACAACTATGAAGCAGAAGCCAATAACGCATGGGCCGCTACCGTAGGATCTGACGGAGACTTCACCGGCATATCTAAGTACGGAACATATCTTATTTTCTTCAAGGAGCAGAGCTTCCACATCTTACGAGGAGAAAAACCGTCAAATTTCTCACTTCTTGAAAAGGATCAGCCGGGAGTAAGAACGGGATGTGACAAGAGCATTATCACTATCCAGCAGACCTTATATTACGTGGGAAATGACGGAGTGTATCAGTACACCGGGGCTATACCGCAGAAGATATCCAGGAACATTACACAGGAGATCAAGGACGCGGTAGCTTGCCAGTTTGAGAACAAGTTATTCCTTTCATGTAAACTTGGCGGCGTGCAGAAATTACTTGTCTATGATCCTGAAACAGCTATATGGGATATCGAGGACGATACATTATTCAAGTTTGCAGAGTATTCCGGAGGAAAGCTCCACTTTGTAGGATCTGACAACAAGCTGAGGGAGATATACGGGGATGAGACACAGGATATCGACTGGTACCTTGAGACCGGAGATCTTAACGGCGGTTCACTTAATCAGAAGTATGTAGCACGGATAAAGATTAATCTATGGCTTACAACCGGAAGTGAATTCTATGTCTATATCAAGTATGACGATCAGCCATTATGGGAGCGGAAGGGCATGATCAGATGCCAGAAGAACAAGACCTATACATTCACCCTTACCCCAAAGAGATGCGCTAAATACAAGCTCAGATTTGAGGGTAGAGGACAGATGAAGTTACTCGGCATGTCAACGGATATAGAAAGGGGAAGTGAGATAAATGGCAATATACACTCAGAACACCGTAAATGAGCTCACTTCCGACAAAATGGACAACCGTGTTGCGGATTATCTCTATGAGCTTAACGAAAATCTGTCGTACATGTTCAATAACTTATCTCCTGAAGACAACTATAACGAGGAAGCAAGACTCATTTATGTACAGCGCGGCAAGCGATTAGGAACACTGGAAGTAAGAGCAGACAAGATAGAGCTTCGGGTACAGGACGATGAGAATAACTACAACACATCGATGCAGTTATTTGCAAACCTACTGAAGCTCACAGCCGACACTCCGGAAGGCTCCTCAACCATTGCAATGACAGGAGAAAAGATAGAGCTCACAACGGGTAAATTTATTGTTAATTCCACAAATCTTACGATAGATGCGGCAGGAAATGCCACATTCTCCGGAAGAGTGCAGGCTGCAACTATCGTGGGAGGAACCATTACCGGTACCAATATTAACGGCGGTGATACTATTCGATTTAAAGCACGTCCGTCATACGTGCAGGTCGGTGATTTTGAAGTAAACGACGATTACGACAGACATGTGTTCCAAAGTTACGACGAGGTAACGGGCATGTCTACCGGGGATGCAGCTTCAGATGAATATCTCTTATGGGCAGGCTGGAACGGTACATCATCGACATTCGCAGTATTTAACAACGGTGATGTGCGAATAAGAGGAACACTTTATATAAACGGTAAAACGATAGATAAGCTCATTAAAAGCTATATAGATAATAGCAGCAGTAGCTCTGGCGGTGGTGGAAACAGCCCAGGAGGAACACCGAGCAGTGGTGGAGGCGGCCCCACAGGTGACGAGAATGATCCATTGTTAGGAGGATAAAATGATTTTAAATTCATATACGGATGAACAGTTTAGGACACTCAGAGTCCTTTTGGATACCACGGAAGTACAGGGATATCAGAATTGCAAGAATGTGGTGATGATGATGGATATTTTGAATCACGGCCGTAAGGTCGAAGTAAAGGAGGAAGAAGATGGCGAAGAGGTCAAACAGTAGGGTGATAGCAAGAGGGGTTGATTATATCAATCTCCCTAAAGAGAACGAACAATATGCTGCTGCCAATCAAGCAGCACGGAATACTCAGCTTATCAACAACTCACAACAAAATAACGGTGTTTATGGTAGTCAGTACACCACGACAGGGCCCACTGGAACCGCACAGGTGACTCAGACTCAGAATCCGCTCACAGGAAATACTACCACCACACAAAAGACATACAACTCTAACTATCAGGCTTCTCCACTTACTGACAATTACAAGGAGAAGATGCTTTCTTCTGAGAATTTCAGCACATCCCCACTTACAAACGAATACAGAGACTACATGAGGGATATCGAGGATGACAGACCTGCTGCATATCAGTCAAAGTATGAAGCTACGATAGACGAGATCCTTAATACCATTAAGAACCGACAGGCATTTGATGTGACGAGCGATGCAAACTACCGGGCGCTTTATGACCAGTACGCAGAGCGTTACAAGGCAAATGCGGAAAGAGCTATGAATGATGCAATGGCATCGGCAAACGCAGCTACAGGCGGTTATGGTTCGACTTATGGCCAGGTAGCAGGTCAGCAGGCCTACGACAGAACAATGGAAGGTTTAAATGATCAGAATATGGCC